AAACCATTCACTTTGGTCTTTTAAGATATCTCTAGTATTACCTTTATTAAGTTCAAATATAAAAGTTTTATTTTTATTTTCTTTCATATGTTCTGCAAACTCTTCTAGTCTTTTCTTAACTGCGGATAATTTATTATGTGCCTTTGCATTAAACTCTTCATGGTCTGTTTCAATAGTCGCATCTTCAAATAAATCATAACCATGATAAGTAAACGTATCAGTATAATCAAATGCAGTTAATGCCATCTCTATAGCTCTACCACCATTCCATGTACCAGTCTCAATAACAGTTTTTGGTTTATACTCTTTCATTATCTGTGATATTTGTTGATACCTATTAGGTTTAATATCAGGAGCAACATTGTCTGATAAAGGAAAAGCTCTTTCACCATTACCTTTTCTTATAGCAACCTTAGAGAAGTCTGGTCTACCAGCAAAATGATAAAAGAAATCATTCATGGCATTCATTACTTCTACCTTCATACCATGTGCTTGATAGATACTTAATAATCTAGATAAGATATAATAATCGTGCCACTCTCTATATTTAATCATCTCACCTAATATGTATGCACCACGTAAGTCTGCAAGTATATCTATAGTAGGTTGTTTATCTAAATTAAAAGCCATAAAAAAAGGCTCTTCAGGATTATAAACTATATCTGCTTTATCATTTAGCATAGATAACATATCTTGTTTTGTTAATCTCTTTTTTAAATAAGAATCAGCATCAATCCATATTAGCCAACCTGCTTCTTTACTCTTCTCAGCTAAATCAAAAGCCCTTTCAGTTAAGGCAAATACTTTATGTGACCACTTCAAAGCATCTAGCTTTTCATTATATGGTATTTTGCCTTCCTCTGTACCATCATGTTCTGCATATCTTTTCATAAAGTCTTCATGGTCTTTTACATCATGTAAACTTTTATAAGTATACTCTGGTAAAGAATATGCATCTATTTTACAATCGTGATAGTATGCAGTAAAGTTTATACTTGTATCTAAATTTTCTTTTGTCGAATTTAATAAATGTATTGCTGTATCTTTTAATATTGTTTCATTAAAAGATGTTACAATATTAATCTGCTTCTCTGTAGATTCCAAAATTTTTCTCCAATGTTTCTAATGCTTCTTCAGCTTCTGCTAACTGTTTAATTAAAACAATACAATCTTCTACTATCTTAGGATGTTCACCGATTGCAACAGGTTTTTGAAATGCTAAATCAAGTTGATATAATGTTCTATTTATTTCACCTTTATAATGACATCTCAAAGATTTATATAATGTGCTTGTTAGTTCTCTCATTGTATTAAATAATCCTTCTCTCTTGGTATAATACCTTTCATCTGTAACCATCTAGCATCTTCACACCATTTAACAGCATACTTGCCTTCAGTTACTCCTCTAGGTTTCCATTTAGCGAACCAGGGACCACCAGTTGTAAAGTGAACAATCTTTGGTTTCATCTCTACTGGTGAATGACCATCAAGCCAGTTCCATTCTTCAGGTATTTGACCTATATCAGATTCTTCATCAGGCAACCATTTAAATGTATGTAACCATCTACCTTTCTCTGTATTAACAGCATCAATACTCAACTTATCTAAATAGTGATGTTCATTATTAAACATCATAAGACTAGACCAGTTCTTCATATGGTAAGGTTCTTGTGCTTGACCATCCATTTTGATACCTTTTTCAGGTGCATACTTATGATGCACTGCCCATACAGGATAATAATTATCTCTACACATATCAAATAACTCTGTGATATCACCATAACAATACATATCACAATCCATATATAAAGATAAACCAGTATATAAACTTAAATGTGGTACAAGAAATCTAGTAAAACTAAAATCTGTGGAGAAAGGTCTTCCATCTATTTCATCATACTGTTGATTACCTATACTATTTGACTTTCTTCTAAACATTCCATTTTTAATTAATGCATCTTTTTTAAGAGGCACTATTCTTACAGGATTCTTAGCACGTATTTCTATAGAGAACTTTAAAACTTCATAAGCCGCATGTTCTCTAGGGTCATAGCCAATATACACTGTGTCCATATCATTTCTAATTTTTGTATTCATATTAAAACTTCCACTCATAATCAATAAAAAATACACCAGACTCCATCCCACTACCAGGTCTTTGTCTTTCATATGCTATTTTTAATTTATCATTATTAGATAAATTTTTAGTGGCATAACTTCTAAATTTTGAACCATTACGTTCATTATCTAAATCGTGATAATACCTATATCCAACTGAATCAAACCATGAATCTGCTTTTAATTGTATTACCATTAAACTTATCATTAATACTAAAATTGTTTTCATTTACCTTGTCCTTTATATTTTTTATAGTTTCTACGTTTATGTTTATTTTTAGGTCTAGTCTTATTAGACCTACCTATAGAAGTTACTTTCTTAAAAAAACTTCTTAATCTTTTACCTACACCTACTACTGCTTTTGCCATATAAACATTATAACATACTTAAAAACATAATGCAACAAAAAAATTAAATATCTACTAACTCACAGGAACCTGCAGTACATGCCAACTCTTGTGAACCTCTTGTGTTATCTTCTTTTTCAAAATCCTGTAGTTTATTCCAATCAATTTTTTCAGGCATCTTAGATTGTAAAGATTCATATTGCTCTTTATCTATATCTTGATAAGGTGCTTGTTGATATGTATGGTCAGAAAAAGGTAAGAAAGATACACCAGAAAGATAACTAAAATTATCCCAACACCAGTTACCTACATTTACCCACTCTTCTTCTTTTACTGATATAGTAACAGATGGTTTGTGTTCACACCAATGTTGTGCATAACATTTCCATATCTCTAATTGTTCTATAGCTGTCATATCATTTCTATATACAGCAGTATCAGAACAACTCATAGGAAAAGAAAATACTGTAGTATGGTCTGGCTTCATTACATCTGGTTCATTTGGTATATTCTGTGCTTTCATAAACTCTGTTAGTGGGTCTTTGTTATCACCTCTAACTGTACGAATATAGTATGGATTATGTCTAGCATGAATACCACTAGCACTATCAACCAACTGGCTTACTGTGCCTGAAGGTTTAACACACGTAATAGCTGTTGATTGTGGTATACCTAACTTTTCTGCCCACTCTTTATTTGTAACAACAGCTTTGTTTCTCATGCCTTGTAGTATCTCTGGTAATCTTTCTCTTCTTCTATTGATAATAGAATTATCCATAATACCTGTAAGAGAAACACCAAGCAGTCTTTCTTCCTCTGTGTTTGTTTGCCATCTTTTTCTAAGATAACCAAAGTTTGTTAGTGTTGCTTGTATTGTACCTAATATAGTGGCAACTTCTATCTTATCGTGTAGTGTAGCTTCAGTATCCATAGGTCTTACAACAACTTCTGTAAGATTACAAAACTGATTAGGTCTTAATATAATCTCACTACAAGGATTAGTTCCAAAGTCATAATCACCATTACGTCTACCATTTTCTCTAGCTTTTTCTTGTGCTGATACTCTGTTGAATATACCTCTTTCACCAGATTTACTTTCATATAAAGACAACCACTCCTTCATAAAAATACCTGCATCTGGTTTTTCAGTATACACAACAGAGTTATTAGCTAGTGCTCTTTCAGGGTTCGTCTCCCACCAAGCACCGGACTTAGCTGCTCTCAATCTTTGGTCAGAGAGATTACTCAAAGATATTAAAGCAGACCTTCGCACACCACCTACAACTACAACTTCACCTGTCTTACATGCAATATCGTGACACTCCATAGAGTTTAGCTTTCTACCTTTTGCACCTTTAAACTTTTCAATAACAAAATCAAAAAGATTAACTAAAGGTTGTGGACCACTTGCTCTACCACCAAATGTTTTTAATCTTTGACCGGCAGGTCTAACCTTACTAACATTTATCTTTGGTATTCTACAAGTGTAAAGATAAGATATTAAATCTTTAAAACCTCTTGCCCAACCCTCTTTTGAATCAGCAACAGCAACAACATCATCTGTATTTTCAAACTCTCTATCTGGTATTGTAGGTAATTTATCTACATATTGTCTTTCAACAGAAAAACCTACACCTGTGCCATTCATTAATATATAAAGTATCTCATCAAATGCTTTTGGATTATCAATAGGAATATAAGAACAATTATATCCAGCAATATTTTCTCTCTCTAATGCTGAACCAGCAGTCATCAATGCTCTCATAGAAGGCATAACAGAAAGACCAATAATATAATCTTCTATTTTTCTCCATGTCTCACTATCTATTTCTACACCTAGATTTTTCTTTAAATGTATCTGCATAAAATTACTTAATCTAGATACTGTTTCAATCCAAGTTTCTCTTCTACCTTCATCAGGCAACCATCTAGAATATCTAGATAAATGTATAAAACTTTGATACTCTGTTGGTAAATAATTATTCATCATTGTATTCCATCTCCAAAATCATTTCTGCGTAATGTATTACTTTCTCTATGTCTTTTTTTCCTTCACCTTTTCTTCTATGTCTTGTAACATATTTTATAATATTACCTTCAAGAAAAGTTAAATCGTTGCCCACAATATACTCTACAGGTTGTATCTTACAATCTTTATAGTGACTACCACCTACTTGTTTTAATGTAGCTTGTATTGCTTGTTTTTTTAAATCTGTTTTTGTAAAGCCTTTACTCTTTACTGTTTCTTTAATGGCTTCATCCATCATACCCATGTTTGCTTGCTCCTCATAATTTATCATATCTTGATATAGTTTATCAAAATTTTGTTCATATGTCAAATCTTTTTTCTTTGTCATCATCACCTCTTAATACACTTCTTATTCTTTTTCTTAAAAACTTTTTGTTATCTGATTTCATAACTTTGTAGGCAAAAGACCTAGCCTTACTAGGTGTAACTCCTGCCATACCACATACCTCTTCAAAATTATCACACGTTACTCCAACACTGGTAAAAAACCAGGACTCTGCTCTATCTTTATTTACCCTATCTGTCTTTGTCTGTATATTCTTTGATAGGTCTAGTAATGCTTGTAGTATTACAGCAACAAAAAGTTTCTTCTCTGAATTTTCAGGCTCAGAGTAAAAAACATTTTCTATTTGTATTATATCAGGTTCTTTCTTCACTTACTTCATCTACGTTTGGTTCTTTTTCAACCTTTGTAAGATATCTATAACCGGTTGAATACTTAAAAGTACGAAGTCCCTTACCATTATTAGCATCACTCCAACAACCATGCTTATAATTACAGTAGATACAACCAGTATCAAGCTTGTAATTCCCAGACTTACCATCAGGAACATCAGTGTAGCATTTATTAGGTACACTGGTAGATTCAATAACTTTTTTAAGATGTTGTATTCTTTTTCTTGCATTTATCATCTCCAATGAATGTACTTTTGTTAAACATATTTCACCTGTTGATTTATTAATAACTAAAAACCCAGCTTCATTTACACCATTGCCCTCTGCATAAGCAGATATTTGAGAGATATAACCAAAAGGGTCATCATTAGATAAATTATTATATTTAAATTTAGTAAAGCCTCTCCCTGACGCACTCTTACAATCTATAAGCACATCATCAATAAAACAATCTTGGTGTCCTTTTACTCCCTCTACTTCTACTTGCTTTTGTTGGTTAGTAACTTTGTGACCAGCAATAGAAGAAAGCATAATTAATAATTCTTCTAGTATATAACCATACAAAAACTTTATCCTTGAGCTAGGCGGTATAGGTTTGTTATGTGGCTTTTTAAAGTCATACCATAATTGCCTATCTGGTCTACCTATAGTAGATAATCTTAATCTTGGTTTTTCATGAGGCAACTGTTTTAAAAAATCTTTTACATGAATCTTAACTGAACTAGCAAAATCATCTATACATTTATCTACTTCTTTTTCTGTTAAGTCTTCATTCTTTTTTTCGAATAAGCTGTATATATCTTCTACTATTGTATCTATTTTTTTCATAATAAAACGTGAAAGCTCTGAAGGAATACGCAAGAATCAGAGCTTTCACTATCCTTTTAATTAAGAGGCAAAAGGAATTTTTTCGTCTTTCTCAGCAGAGTATCCATCAGGAACTACATCAAATGCATCATCTGCATCACCCTGATAAGGAACTAAGTCTACGACTTGTACTTTTTTAAGGTCAGCAGAAACACCAGCTCTACCTTTAAACTTCCACTCATATGTGGTATATAGTACATTTACTTTAGAACCATTACCAACTAATGTATTCATCATGGTTCTCTTCTGAGCATCAAGAACATCTGGTGCACTATTTAAGTTACCATCTTTTCTTTTGACGTTTCGTTT